TGGTTGCGCCGGCGAGTTGCTTGACGATGGCAGTGGCGGGATCGACCCATCCGACCGATGCCGACCCGCCGGACAGGTATTGGCCGGGGAACAGACACGTTCCGGAAGCAATCGCCGTCACGGTCATCGTGGTGCCGGAGATCGAGGCGGTGCAGCTATTGCCCGCAGTCGTTCCCGCGAAAGTATTGGCGACGATGGTCTGGTTGGCGCCAGTCACAGTCGCGGCACCGGTCGGACTTCCGCTTGCCGCAAAGCTTACAGCACCAGTTCCGTTGTTGGCGTATGCTTTGTTTCCGATGGCGGAAGTTGAGCTTCCGTTGTTCTGTACAAAGTAATCGCCCATATTCATGGCAACAACTGGGAATCCGGCCGGAATCTGTAGGCTGAATTCCTGAAGGTATACTTCGATCAGTCCTTGCTGTACATTCGGGACAAAGCCGATCGGAGGGCCGTTGCCATAATTGTTCAGGGCCGTGCCTGTGTAGTCAGCAGGCCAAACAAAAGACCCAACATAGACCCCGCCACCGCCTGCGGTAAAATATCCACCAAAGGGCGGCAATGCCGCGGCGGTCGGATTCATCGATGCCTTGCTGCCCACTGCTCCGGGAGCTGGCTGTTGATTAACTCTGGTCTGAAAAGACATGCTTTAGTCCTCGTATTCGATGTTACAATGAAAACCTAGACGCAAGCGGGAATTTCTTAGAAAAGTCGCTTTCCTCGGCAGCATCCATCGCAACAAAACTAGACTGCATTGCAGTCGCTCCGGGCTTGGGCTGTGCGATCAAGATATGACGATAAGCAACCGGCGGAATATTAGTCAGATCAACACCGATTACCTTCAGCGCCTCGCCATATACGCTTTCAGCGCTATCGCAGGTCACAGCCAGGTCACCCACCCACGGGCGGACATGTGCAGTGGCTTCAGAGATTTCCCGCAATCTCCTGATAGTGGACGATTCAGCGGCGCGTACCGCCGCCACAATCGCAGCATCCATGGCGGGCTTATCGATCATATCCCTGCGCTTATCTGGATCATCCGTGGGCGGTTCGGAACCCACAGGCCCTTCATCCCGAGTTGTCGCTTCGGGACTGGCAAGCAGTTTCATGAGATTGGCCAAAGTCTCCCGGACTTTTGCTAGGACTGTATCGTCCGTATCAACGGGACGGGCGGCTGGAGAAGGAGGCGCGTCATTGACTTCCTTTGGCTGATTTGGATTGGCTTCGTCATCATCTTCCGGCTTAACACTAGCCTCAAGATGATCAAGCAACTTTGCCAAGCCTTCTGCGTCGGCATCTTGCGCAACCTTTTTGATTGCCGAAATGATCGCTGGCTTGCTTGCCTTCATCGTCTTAGCGGTAACGCCATACAAGATGGCATTGTAGTCAATCGACTTATCTTGCGCAAACTTCAGGTTAGAGGCCAGCAAAGCCCCCTTGACTAAAGCAGCGGTTTTCGAGAGCTTTGCCATTGATGTTTCCTTGATTGCAGAAGAGTCGCGAACCACTACATCGCTTCCCGCCCTTCCTTTTTGGACAAGCGCGACGTGGTTCCCTTTGATGTTAGTCATCCGGCCGTCGTACTTTTGGCCTTGATATTCGCCCGGTTCCCAGACCGGATCGAAAGTATACGCGGCGGAGAGTTCTTGTTGATCGCCGCTTTCAATGTCTTCGATTGCGTCGGATGTCCAAACTGTCAAACTGTTCATCAAGTATGGATATTTGAATGTGGCATCATTACCGACCGCCCCGACAACAAGTCCAAACGGGTGATCCCATGCGTCCAACGGCTTGTGGGTATCAAGCAAAGGCAGGCCATTAAAAGTAGATGCCGCCAATTCAAGCTCTTTCGGGTCACAGAAGACTTGATATATTCTATCTTGATCAAGATCAGCCCCTGTTACAGTTGGCAATTCTCGACCGTAATATGGGCGAATGTTTGCCTTACTGATCGTGGTTTCCGATACGTGCATATGGCCTTTTTCGTCAATATGACGGGCCGACGCGGAATCGCATGGAATGATGCTGTCATGGACAAAATCATTCACAATAAATCTATCGTATCTAGTCATTTGATATACTCAACCATTAACACTTTGAATGTTCCGCTATTGTCTTCTCCGGTGACTTTGAATTTAGAGTTCCTGTCAAGGACTATTTCACCTTCTTCTTGATCGCTTATATTGTTTATTGATATGGCTTTAGAGCCCTTTGGAACAGATACTTTCATCAATACCAGATCACCCCCTCTTGTCCCAAACGATGTAATCCCAGTTGCCAATGCAGCCGATATTGATGCTTTTTCGTCAGTTGAGGTTGATGAGTATGCCTTATCGCTAAAGACATCCCCTACTTTTAACTTATCTGCAAATCCCGATCTTATGGTCCTAAATACAGTCATATCCTTTTTTGTTGATGCACGGCTAAATGCGGAATCCATTTGTTTTATTGTGTTTTTTGCCGATTCGCTAGGATCGGTTCCTTTTCTTAATGCTTCGTTTACGCCTTCATATCCTTCGGTTGTCGAGTAATTCTTAAATTCCTGCTGTTCATGATCATTGAGTTCTATAGATGATGCCTCATGATCACCCTGTTGAGTCTCTTTATCTTGATCATATTTCTTTCTATCGTTTAATTCGGCATGAAACATTTCTTTTATTTCAGGATGAAGATCACCAAATCCAGGTGATGCTGTCATTTTCTCTAATTTTGGAGTTTCTAGAGCTATCACTTTATCAAGCATGTCGCTTTTTTGTTTATTTGTTAAAGGAGCGTGTTTTTTTTCTTGAACTCTGTCGCCACCTCCAGACTGAACTCCGCCGCCGCCTCCAGACTGAGCTCCCTCGCCACCTCCAGACTGACCTCCGTCGCCACTTCCAAACTGACCATTTGATGCTCTTGAGTGCTCTGCTTCCTTCCAGCGTGCATCACCGACAAATCTATTTTGGAGTTGACATTCATGGATTGGCATGGCTACCTCTATTGATCAAACAAAGGAGTTAATGAATAGGGCTGTGGTGGGAATCAAATCCTCAACACACCACTCTTGTACAAGTGAGCCAAACCTGGCAAGATTGGCTTACTAAAGCAGCCGCAATTCGGCTCGTATGCCGGCCAAGTCCACTTGCCTTCGAGAAACGCGCCCTTTTCTATTTCGAATATCTTGCCACTAAAAGCAAGATGTTCAGGGCGCGGCACTCTTCCGCCATGACTGTGATACCAGATCGCTTCTTTTACCCCGAGACCTTGATATCTGACCTTCGTCATCATAGAGGTTGCTTTGTTGTTCTGGTCACGAGCGATAAACGCCGCCCTTCGGAACGTCCTTCCCGCGACCGACCCGTCGCTTTCCCCAGGTCTACGGCCTAGCCCAATGCTCGCCATGTCGATCTTGGGACCGATTTCCTTCACCATCGCGCTAAGGTCGCGGCCTGCGGCAACAGATCGAAGAACCGAACCCTCGACATCATTGAGGTACTTTTGAGGAATTGACTTGATCAAACTTACTTGCTGGCTAACAGTCGCCTGCATTACGTCGTTCGCTTCTTTCGTCATCTTCCAATCGACAGTAAAACCGCCCTTTTTTAACGAAGCCTTGAGAACGGCATCGGAACGAGTCTGGACCGACTGCGAAAACCATCGTGCCAGCTCGGGCGAGGCTGCGTCAAATCGGGCCTCCCACTGTCGTCCCAGTCGCGCCATAGTCTCCGTCATCGCCTTCGCTGGGCTCATGCCGGCGGTCCAGTAGGGTGCCTCCCGAGCGATGGTATGGGCGGCCTTTGCCGCCTCATAGGAGCCCCACGCAGCGCTGTCGCCCGGATCAGCGTCCTGTGCCATCTCCGGCGGCTTTGCGCCCCACGTCGCCGTGACCCAATAGAGCGTCGATCTGTGCATCTCCGCGATGATCCGCGCGAGACGGCGTCGGTACTCCGCCTCGATCCCTGCGTTCGGTCGGATCGCAGGGATGGTGGGGCGCCGGGGCATCAGATGTACAGCACCGTGATGTCGGCAGCGGTCCCGCCAGCAGCCACGATGTATAGGCCGGTCAAAAAAGCGATCCCGTTGGCGGGCCCGACCGGACCGCCCTGCGCCAGGGTCGAGTAGACACCGACGACCGCCCCGCCCGTACTCGTCCCATCGTAGATCGTCACGGACGATGTAAGCCCGGCTGTATTGACAGACAATCCGTAAAATACACCAGGGCTCGCCTTGACTTGGTGGCCGGCGGTATTAGCCGCGGTGTGGTAATACGATGAACCTGGAGGCAATGGGGCGTAAGCCCCGTAATTATCGACTAGGGTGACGCCGTTATTGATCATGGACGCGATGCCCCTCTTTTGTCGTGATCCGCCGCCCCACCTCAGGCGGAGCGGCCTCTTGCCCCATCATCCCGGCCGTGTCTTCTTCACTGCCTGGCTCTGGTGTTGGCGCAGGCGTTTCGGGATCGGTTGTCAGATCGAGCGCGGCGTAAGGGCTGTCTTCTTCGTTCGCGAGAACTACACGTTGTTCGTGTGGCGAGATGACACCGCCCTGCAGGTAGATGTCAGCGGTTTCCGCCTCAGTCTTGCGGACTTCTGCGATGCCTTTTTCGTCCAAAGTCCAGAGTGGTTGCCATGTATAGCTGATGTCAGGGTCGATCTCACCAAACAATGACAACTGCACAATATTCAAAAGCTTATTAAGTTGCGGCGTTCCGACTGACTCGCAAAGAGATTCAATCCAGTCGTAAAAAACCCTCATTTCTCCATCGCTTGAAGCGTTGAGCCCTGATGGAGTGACCCCGAGTAGCTTAACCAATGGAATACCAGTAACGGCAGCCATGTGTTCTTGAGCCTGCGCCTGAAGCTTATCAAGTCCCGAGATTGGAGCCGCTATGTTTTTCAAGTCCTCCGTGTTCTTATCTCCAATAAGCAATCCATTATTGTCGCGCATTCCATTTAGAATCTTCGCGCGATTTATAAGCGATTGCGACGCTCCCATGTTCAGGTCTTGGCCTAGCTCAGTCAAGAATATCATAATTGAGAAATTACTTATAATGTCAGACACTGACTGTCTTGTTCTTAGCCAATTGTCGATGTATGGCTTTATCATCTGTGTGAGAGACAACCCACCAAACATGTACACTGGCTTCAAGAAGTCGGGGACTTCGCGGGATGTAAATGTCAGTAATCTTGATGAATGAACCTCCCTCCCCTGGACAAACCATGTTGGCGGTCGGTAGAAATCGTGAGCAAGTGGATTTGCTGCGTTATACACCCCCGGATATGTCCAAATCGGCTCTATGTTAACTAGCGACTTTAGTGACCCAATCGCTACCTTTTGGCGTTTTGGCGTCAATGGCATCCGCAGTTCATTAGGGTCATCGGATATGCCAGTATCAAGGAATATGTGACCAATCCCGAATATACCGTCATGCTCAAATGCTCGACGAAACGCCCTCTTGATCTGTAATCGATCAAACTCTGCTTCTAACTGCTTGATCTTATCGGTCTTGTCTTCATTTCCGACGGCAGTAAACTTGATCCATTTTCGCGTCATCTCTTTCGCGATTATCTCGCATGGGCGCCTATACTCCGGGATTTGTGCCAATTCGGCAAGGACAGGGTATCCGAGAAAGCCGACATCCGATGATATGCCCGAAAAGCCATCTGCATAGCTGGCGAGCCGGGAAAACGCACTGTCCATCGCCAGCTTGGTCTCGCGCGGGACCACGCCCGGAATCGGGTCCCGGAGTGACCATGTATCGGCCTGGCGCCGGGTCCGTTGCGCCAACAGAGCCATGGCAGCGTCGGTGACGGTCCTGGCGCGCCGCGGCTCAGCTGGTGATTTACGTGCCGATGATGGGTCAAATTGGCGAGGCTGCCACATACGCGCCATTACCGGCGACCCGTTAAGTAAGCTACCGCATCATTGGTGATGGTCATCGGCCTATTCTTGGGCTCAGAGAATTGCATCATCACGGCATCGGCAAGATTTGGTGACCTCATCCCGCTTGGCGTCTTGTCTATCACGATCTTGCCCACTTGATTTATTGAATAGGTAGGTTGTGATAGTTCTGAACAAAGCTTACGAAACTCTTTTGCACTAGATGAGATAGATATAATGTCGTCTTTATTGACGGGAATCTTCTCAGCGACAGCCCTATGTGTGGCTTGGAACCGATTACGAAGTGACCACCACGCCTGCGCCTTGCGATTGGCAAAGAAGTCTTGATTTTTGCGCCCCTTAACATCTTCTCGGGTCGGGTTTGCGGGGCTTTCTGAGCCGCGGAAGGACTCGACATCGATGATCCGATCAACACCGCGAGCCAGGTTTACTTGCTTGGCATCACCCCGGACACCAGCGCCCAGGCCGTCCGCGTCATACCGCAGGCGTTTCGCGCAAAAGCTATCGCAAAGATTAAACGCCCGCTCGACAGTCGCGAAGATGTCTCCGCCCTTGCCGGACCATGATGTGATCTCATTAATCACCACACCGTGAGCGGCGCAAAAGGCGTTTAGATCGACACCCTCGTCCGCAACGTCAAGTGATGCCGTCTTGGCTCCTGTAGGCTCAATACCTAGTTTGATATGTGCATCAATCGATGAATTAACCCATGCCGCAGGTATGACTACACCCTCAACTGACGCGGAATAGTTAATGTCGATTTCTTGCGCAACAGTCAC